GGAAGTGGACTCAAGTACGCTTCATCAACAATTATATATCTATCAAAGAAGAAGGAAAAGGACGGTACGGAGGTTGTTGGCAATATTATCAAATGCAAAGCACAAAAATCCCGACTAACAAAGGAGAACTCGCAAGTTGAAACACGTCTTTATTACGACCGTGGACTTGACAGGTATTACGGACTACTGGAACTGGGTGAGAAATACGGAGTCTTCACCAAGCGTGGGAATCGCATCGTCGTTGGTGAATCTACTGTTTATCCTAAGTCTATCCTCTCTGATCCGCAGAAGTATTTCACCCCCGAAGTGATGGAACAACTCGACGAAGCCGCAGCGCAGGAATTTCGTTATGGAACTTGAGTCCTATGTTAGAACGTATGACAATGTTCTTGCTCCTGATGTATGTAAATCTATCATCGAAGCATTTTCTAAATCCAACAGCGAGTATATTGATCGAGAGCAGCGACCTGCCTTCACGCACTTAAATATATCTAAACCATATAAAGAAAATGACATTCTATGGGTGAAACATCATGACACTATCATGAATGTGTTTGATGAGTATATCGAAAAGTATGTCACTTCACTTGATTGTGGTCCTGATTTTCCATTCAATTCTTCGTATGAAGAATTTCGTATGAAACGATATGAAAATGATGGACATGATCAATTCAAAGATCATGTTGATGTTCAGGATCACCCAACTTCTCGTAGAATGTTGGCTATGTTCATATACCTAAATGATGTGTCAGAGGGTGGTGAGACATATTTTCCTAAACTTGACTTGAAAATCACACCTAGGTGTGGTAAACTCTTGATATTCCCACCTCTTTGGATGTTTAGACACGCAGGACTTCCTCCTGTGTCAAATGAGAAGTACATTATCGGATCGTATTTGCACTACCTATGAATCTTGAAGTCACAATCCTCAGTAATCTTCTCTATAATGAGAAGTATATGAGGAAGGTATTGCCTTTTTTGAAGGTCGATTATTTTACTGATCGATCTCATAAAGTTATCTTTCTCGAAATTCATGAGTATGTGAGTCAGTATGATGCACTACCCAGTCTAAATGCAATTGGTATAGAATGTCAGGAACGAATTGATCTCACGGAGGATCAGTTCAAAGATATTATTGGAGTTTTGAATGTCCTTTCCGATGATCCCGCAGACCACGATTGGCTCGTTGATACTACAGAAAAGTGGTGTCAAGAGCGTGCGATCTACCTATCTCTTATGGAATCTGTCAAGATTGCTGACGGGCAGGATACCAAGAGGGATAAAGGCGCTATTCCTCAAATCCTTTCGGAAGCTCTTGGGGTTACGTTCGATCAAAATGTAGGTCACGATTACGTTTCAAACGCAGAGGAACGCTATGAGTTCTACCACAGAAAAGAAGACAAAATCCCCTTCGACCTTTCATTCTTCAATAAGATTACGAAGGGCGGTCTTTCTAACAAAAGTCTTAACATCGCACTCGCTGGCACTGGCGTGGGCAAGTCTTTGTTTATGTGTCACTGCGCCGCTGCAGCACTCCTTCAAGGCAAGAACGTCTTATATATCACATTGGAAATGGCAGAAGAGAAGATCGCTGAACGCATTGATGCGAATCTACTCAACGTCCCGATTCAAAAACTAGCAGAACTTCCCAAGTCAATGTTCGATAAGAAGATTGCAAGTCTTGCTAAAAAGACTCAGGGTAAACTTATAATTAAAGAATATCCTACGGCATCTGCACATGTCGGACATTTCAAATCTCTTGTTAGTGATCTTGCTCTTAAGCGGTCTATTAAACCCGATATTATCTTTGTGGATTACCTTAATATTTGTGCGTCCGAAAGATATAAGAGCAGCGTTGTCAACTCGTACACCTATGTTAAATCTATCGCAGAAGAACTTAGGGGTTTTGCTTGTCAGTGTGGAGTTCCTATCGTCTCTGCTACACAGACCACTCGTTCAGGTTATGGTAGCACTGATGTTGATCTTACTGATACTAGTGAATCCTTTGGTCTTCCTGCTACTGCTGATCTTATGTTTGCCCTTATTAGCACGGAGGAACTTGAGGGTATGAATCAGATCATGGTCAAGCAACTCAAGAACAGGTACAATGATCCGACAATGAACAAAAGGTTCTGTGTAGGTATTGACAGAGCGAAGATGAGGTTGTATGATGTAGAGGAATCTGCACAGGAAGATCTTCAAGATTCTGGGCAGGAAAGCGAGAAAGTCGATCTCGTAAAACGATTCACAGCAAAGAAAACATTCCAAGATCTAAAGTATGATTGACCCCAAAAAGTATGCATCATTCGTCAATGCCGTCACGTCGAAGCAAAGTAAAGATCACGAAGCATTCATTTATCGTCTTCAAGAACTTGAAGGTCAGGGATTTCCTTCCGAGCGACTGCTTACTGCTGCTGTAGGAATGTCTGCCGAAGCAGGTGAATTCACTGAGGTGGTAAAGAAGATTGTCTTCCAAGGCAAACCTGTCAATGAAGATAATCTGTTTCATCTGAAGCGCGAACTTGGTGACATCATGTGGTATGTTATGCAGGCATGTATGGGACTAGAAACTTGTCTCGATGAAATTATTGAGATGAATGTTGACAAACTTGCATCTCGTTATCCTGATGGTGCATTTGATGTTCACTTTTCTGAAAACCGTAAAGAAGGAGATGTATGACTAAAAAACAACATGTAACTAAGTCTGGTGACACCTTTGAATGGGAAGAAACGGATGAGGTTCGTGAAGCAATTAAAAAACTTCATGCAACCAATCGTCTTCATGATGACATTCGTAGACTTGAATCCGAAGCAAATGATTATGGAGTTGGAAAATGAAACTACTCACACTTGAAGATTATCAAAAGGCAGGAGAAACATTCTGGCCAAAGTATTGGTATGTTGCCAAAGAACTTGGTGAAGATGTAAAACCTGAGCAAGTTTTGAAAGTCATGGAAGCGGTAGGCGGTCTTGCATTAAAGATGGCATTGGATAAAAAAGAAGGACCATTTGGTTTTAACAAACAATCTGGAGAATCTGATGAGTGAAGAATCTTTGATCTATCCTGGTAAGATGCTAGGAGAACTTGCTATTGCACTTGAGAAACTTGGTTGGGAATATGGTGATGATGTTGCTGTAGAGATTGGTGGCACTGCCGTCTCTGGTATCCATCAAGGAGAAGAGTACAATAAGAAATGGGCAACACCCTTTGGTGTTCGTAAGTATAACAAAGATGCCTTTATTGTAATCAAAAACCTTTCACGCACACCCTTCACCCCTTCAGTAAATGACGACCCCGAACGACTCGCACATCATTCCAAGGTGGAAGCAAGCAAGCAACAAAGCGATAGCGGAGAACCTGCTAACGAGCATAGCGGAGCTAGTTGATGGAAGATGGTATCGAACTGAAACCCTCGACTACACAGGAAAAAGAACCCGACGATACATTATTGAATCCGACATTACCGAAGAACCCGATAGTTCCGAGTCTGATGTTTCTGGGAGTGATAGCAGCGACACTTAGTGTGATCGTTGCTGGTTACTTTAAGGGTAACATGCACATTGAGGCAGTATGGAAAACTCTCCATAGTTAATAAATAGTCAAAAAGAACAATGGCAGCAGAAAAGATTAATGCTAATAGAGGGGATTTATTTGAAGCGTTCTTTGCTGCTGCCGTAGCAGCACGGTTTATTAAACGTGCAAAGAGTAAAACTGAAAAAGTTCTACCTAAGATTACAGCATCAGATTGTGATATGGTGCTAACTGAAATGATGAAGAAAGGATTTACCAGGAAGGTAAATGATGTTGGCAGTGCAGTTATTGATACTGTGACTGTCAATGTTTCTATTCCAAAGAAGGCAAGTGCATTCCTTTCGGTCAGAAATAATTGGTCAAAAGTTAGTGATCTTAGAACAGGTGCTATTAACTTTGCGAATGGTCACTCTAGACTGAATGCCCAGGCGCGAGGTCTGTCAATTAATAATAGAGAAGACATTATCAAGATTACTGCTGCAGGTACAGAGGATCAGAAGGGAACAAAAGCAGACGTTAAGGTAGAAATTAACTCCCCTAAAAATCCAGATAGAAAGTTCCGAAATGTTGATTACTCTTTGAAAGTTACTGGTGGCGAACAGTTTCACCAAGTGTCTGGTCTTGGGTTTGATAAATTCGTAAATATCTTTGCTGAGATGGGACTGGATGTAAAAGAGATTGGACCAAAATATGAAAAGCAATTAAGTGAATTCTTTGATACAGAAGTATATACTAAAAAGTATACGAGTAGAGAACAAGCACAGAGAACTGGTGGTGGAGATAATTTAAAAGCATCTGCTCGACTTGTGTATGAATATGCAGCAGAGAAACTTCACAAGGGATTGAACGATGTTAATCAAAATGATGTCAAGAAAAAGTTTGCTGATTATATTATCTTCGGATTATCGAGAAATGTTAGAACCGAACTTGTAAAATTTGCAGGAAATGGTCAGGTGAAGACAAGAGTAGCGGATAGAGCATTTAGAACCGTTTTGATTGGTAAAAGATTTGTTTGCGAAATGAAACCATCTGGCGATCCAAAGATTGAAATTTACCTTGCTAATGAAGAAGGTAAAAAAATGCCAGGTAGAGATGCTTTCATTATGCAAATCAGATATAAACTTGAGGTTGCTAGTGGTAATTCTGCTGGTAAGAAAGTGTATAAGTTTTACCCAAGGAACTACCTGGAAGCCCAGGCAGGTATGTTCAGTATCTAAACTGGCACACTACATCATGGACTCAACGTTGACGTGCTATAATAACGGTATAGAGACAGAGGAATTCTTGCCCAACACTCATCTGGATCATCTGGAAGATCTGATCTTCACAGGTCGTGGTCAGTTGCTTAGTGCTCTTCGTGAGATCTATTCTGGTGTTCGTCTCTCTGTAAAGTGGGACGGTGCTCCTGCTATTGTTTTCGGTACTGATCCTCGTAATGGCAAATTTTTCGTGGGAACAAAGTCAGTCTTCAACAAAGTCAAAGTCAAAATCTGCTACGACCAGGAAGACATCGACAAATATTATAAGGGGGCTGTTGCGGACATCCTTCGTCTATGTCTGCGCCATCTGCCTCGCCTCTCTAGCATTATCCAAGCTGATTGGATCGGGGTCGGTGGGGGCAGTGTTTACTGCCCTAATACTGTGGAGTATCGCTTTCCCTCTAAAACTCGTCGTGATATTATCCTTGCTCCACATACTTACTATGACGAAATTTCTCCGAATGCTGTGGGGCGGGGCGGCGTTAGTGTTCCTTCTGCACTTGGCACTCAGTTCCTAGGACACGAAGAAGCACATGCTGTTCTTCGTAAGAAGGTAGGATTCAATTGGGTTCAATTCATGTATCGTCTTGCCCGTTGCAAGGTGCCTAGCGAGAAGGCACGTCCCCATATCCTCAAGCATATCAACAAATTTATTCGTAAGGGTATAGGTTTTAATGCTGAAATATTGTATCTTACTTTAGATGATAAATACAAGTGTGAGATTAATGTTACAACTTTACAGGTGTGGCACCAAATCTTCCAACTGAAACAGCGTCTACTCGATGCTATTGTCGTTAATGGAACAGTTGATTGCTACATCGATGGACAACCCTCTCAGCATGAAGGGTTTGTAACTGTTTCTGATAACCCAGTGAAACTAGTAGACCGACTGACTTTTAGTAAAGCAAACTTCAACCTTAATAAGAATTGGAAGAATGAAAAAGTTTAGTGCTTTTCTAAACGAAGCCGAGAAATCATTCGCAGCAAAATCTGCAGAAAAATTAAACCTTAGACATATTGGTTACGGACGTTATGCCGACGCTTCAGGCAACGTAACTCATATGAGCAAGGATGGAAAGCTTGTAAAATTAGAACCAGGATCAGACACAGGAGTACGTCAGCAGAATGGAGGAGAAGAAACTGCAGATGGCTCGGGTAAGGTCGATCAAGGTGCAATATCTATTACATTTGGAAGATTTAATCCACCTACTGTTGGGCATGAACGTCTCATAGCAAAAGTAGCAAAAGAGGCAAAATCCAATGGAGGAGAGTATAGAATATACCCCTCAAGGTCGCAGGATCCTAAGAAGAATCCCCTCGACCCAGGCACTAAAATCAAATTCATGCGCTTGGCGTATCCTGATCATGCCAATGCGATTGTCGATAGCGACAATATGCGTACTATTTTTGATGTTCTTTCCGCCCTCGATTCTGACGGGTATAGTTCAGTTAATATTGTGGTGGGAGGCGACAGGGTATCTGAGTTCAATTCGCTCGCAACAAAATACAACGGCAAGTTATATACATTTGACGAAATCAAAGTAACATCTGCAGGTGGTCGTGATCCCGACGCTGAAGGTGTGGAGGGTATGTCTGCATCTAAGATGCGTAAGGCAGCAGTAGAAGGAGACTTTGATACATTTGATGACGGTCTTACCAAAGATTTGTCCAAGAAAGATCGAGAAGCATTATACTTGACACTTCGTCAATCTATGCAAGTAGAAGAATCCTATGATGATTTTGCTGAAGCATCTTATGCTGTTCATGAGATTGCTCCTAAGTTAGATCCTCAAGGTCTTCGCGAAGCATACTTTGATAGTGACATGTTTCAGGTAGGATGTTTTCTTGAAAATCTTAACACGGGGATCATTGGTAAAGTCGTTAGTCGTGGTAGCAATTATGTCATCTATATTGATGAGCATGATAATGTATTTCGTTCCTGGTTGAAAGATCTAGTAGAGCGTAACGATATCAAGTATTTCAATTTCACTCCTGCTGGTGAAATGGGTACAGATAAACTAGCAAATTATATGAGAAAATTAACTCCAGGTGAGTTCCTTAGGAAGATAAATAAAAAGGACAAGGTTACTAAGTAAGATGAACTTAAACGAATTACCTGATATGTCTGATGCACTGAAGAAGGTGCAGCAGTATAATGAAAAGAAATTAGACCCCGTTGGTCAAGAAGACGATGATGTCAATAATGACGGGAAGGTTGATAGTAGTGACTCTTATCTTAAGAACCGAAGAAAGACTGTAAAGAAAGCAATTGCTAAGGAATCAGTTGAAGGACTTGATGAAACTGTCTTGCCTGGTTCCCAAGGATCAGCTGCAGGCAGAACTTACGACAGTAAGAAAGACTTTAAGCAAGCATACAAGTCTGATCCTAGTGCTTTTAAATCTGCTCTCCCTGGTAGAATGGGTATGACGGGTGGAGGTCGTCCTGGACAATATGCACCAGGTTCCCCGCAGGCAATGGGCAGAGCCCTGCCAGTTGGTATTCAAAAGTCTATGTTCAATAGCGGTCTTGGTCAGAAACTTTCAGGTGGTAGTGGTTTCTGGAAATCTACCATGAAGGCAAATAATGTTAAAATTGACAAAAAATCTGCTGGTGGCAAGGTAAAGAAAGAAGAACTCATTCATGAACTTTCTCAACTGAGCGAAGAGCAACTGCAAGAAATCCTTGGCGGACTCCATAAAGCATATATGAGTGCTGGACCGAAGACTCAATCTGCTGTTAAAAACTATGTCAGTAAGAACGCTGGTGGACAGAGTTCTGCGCTCTCGAATAAAATGACAGGCAACTATGGCGGCGGAGGCGGCAGCACGATGGCGAGCGTTTCTAGTGCTGATGCAAAGAAAGCTGGTCCTATTATCAAGAACGCGCTGGGCAAATCCAAGGGCGGTAAAGTAAAGAAAGAAGAATTCATTCATGATCTTTCTCAACTGAGCGAAGAACAGTTTGAAGAGATCTACGAATCTCTCTTCAATGCTGCTAAGTCGGCACTCAGTGGTACCAAAATTGGCGGCAGAATTAGTAATGCATATAATGCTGCTCCAAAGAAGGCTCAAGGTGCTCTGACCCAAGTGGGTCAAAGTGTGGCATCTGGTCTGACTGGTGGATCATCCCGTAATATGAGAGGTGGTGCTGGCGGAGGTCTTGGTATTAACAAGATCGCTAGAGACAATAACATTTCTGGTAGCGAGATGAAGAAAGCTGGTCCTGCTGTAAAGTCATTCATGACGAAGGGTGTTAGTGGTGGTCTCAGTTCACTTGGATTTTCTAAAGGTGGCAAGGTAAAAACCCGTAAGGAAGCATTTGAGTATCTTGATGATAATGTTGATGCGATTCTGGAATGGTTTGACGCTGAAGGTGTAGATGTTGAGGCACTGACCGAAGAGCAACTGCAAGAAATCCTTGGCGGTCTTGCTGGTGGACTCATGAACATGGGTAAGAAAGGTGGATTCATGAAGGGTGCTACCACTGGTATTGGTGGTCTTGCTGGCAAGGCAATGGGTAACAGTCTGTTGGGATTCTCCAAGGGCGGTAAAGTCAAGAAAAAAATGAAGAAGGAAGCATTTGCATTCTCCGAAGAGGAAGAAGCATTGCTTGAAGAGCACGGTGCCGAAATCGACGAACTTACTGATGAGCAACTGATTGACTTCTTTGTAGAAGCAATCGAAGATCTTGCTACTGATGAGGAGGATCTGTTTGAGATCTGTGAAGCACTTGAAGAAGTAGAACTTCTGGATGAAGCAAGTGACAAGTATTACGATTCTGCAGTTAAGGCATCCAAGGATGCTGCTAAGAGACAGCGCCCCTCTCGCGTTGAGCGTATGAAGAATGCTGCAAAGAAAGCAGCGGTTGCAGTCAAGGCAGGTGTTAAGGGTGCTGCTAAGAAGGCAATCGGCGCGGGCGCTCGTGCTGCTGGTCATGCTAAGGGTGAGTTTGAAGCAGCTCGTATCAAGTCGAAGCGAGCAGCAATGTCACGTCCCGAGAAGAAAGAGAAGGATGATGATGGTACAGGTGGTAAGTTAGACGCACTGTTGAAGGATACCAGAGGCACCTCCAGCAGCAGTGATTCCTCTGGTGGTGGCGGGGAAAGAGACGCAGGTTCTGAAGCAAGAGGGCGTCTTAAGTCTAAGAAGAAGGGTCCTGGTCTTTTGAGAAGACTTGGTAGTGCAGTCAAGAGTGGTCTGAAGAAAGCGGTTGGTAAGACTGCTCGTGCCGTATCTAGCGGTAGCGACAAACTTGCTAAGCGTATGAACGAGGACTACGATAAGATTGCACATCTGCATGAGTCTGGTTTATTCTCTATCGAAGAGATCGAGAACGTTATCGAAGAGGGTTACAAGCCCATCGATAAAAAGAAAGAAAACAAGATGTATCGCAGAGCAGGTAATCTGAGTCGTGAAGCACTTAGTAAAGGAATGAGTACTAAGGAAGGTTCTAAGGCACAGGACAAGTCTGGTAAAATTGTAAGCGCAATCTCTCGTCAAAAAGAGAAAGAGCGTTTCGATAAAATGGTAGACCACGACGCGAGGAAATGATGTTATCTTTTAACGAACTACAAGAAAAAAAATCCAAGATCAAGATCAATCCTAAAAAAGAGGATGTCATGGAAGGTTCTTGCGGATCCTACTCTAAGGGTGGTGAAGTAAAGAAGAACCATGGTGAGGATTGTGATTGTCAGAAATGCGAAAAGAAACGTCGCAAAGAAGATCTTGGTGATGAAAAAACAGTATCTACGGAGGAATTAGCTTATGACAGTCAGGAAGAAATTTCAGAAGAAGGCAATCAAGAAATCGCAGAAACTGAAATTAAAACCCTCCTGACATTCGACGAACTTCAGTACGCGAAGACGTTGAACGAAGAACAACTTCTAGAGTTTCTCAAAGGTCTCCTTGGTGGTGGCAGCAAACCTGCTTCTTCTAGTAGTGGTCAAATGCCTAGTCATGCTGGTCTTGCTTCTAAACTTGGTCAGCGTCGTCAGATGATGAATAAGGCAATGGGTAAAACAGACACTAAAGTTCTTGGTTTCTCCAAGGGCGGTAAGGTCAAGAAAGAAGAAGTTGAGCAAGTTGATGAGATGAGTGGCATCATGAAGGCGATGAAGGCAGCCACTGGTGGAGGTAAACCTAGTGGTGGCATGGCTCGCATGGGTCAGTCTGGAAATCCTATGAGTGGCAGTAGTAGTAGTCTTCCTACTTCTACCCCTGGTGGTGGAACGGGTGGGGCATCAGGTCCTCCGAATGCATCTATGGCTGCATTGAAATTCTCTAAAGGTGGTAAGGTAAAGAAAAAATCTTACAAGGAATCGTTAGAAATCTTTGAAAAAAGAAAGGAACTATCGATTGAAGATCAGATGAGAATCTCTCGCGAAGCAAACGCAAAGAGAAAACCATATAAAGATGGTGATCATCAAAGAGCACGCGC